GTTCTAGTGCCATTAGTTCATTCCTTACTGTGAGAGTCCAAATACTTGAATGGTTCCAGCGGTCCCCGGTGATGTTGCTCCCGACCCGAACAAGGTCAAAGCCGTATAAGATGTGGACAGGCTGTGTGTGCTGGCGTAATCAAGAATACGAGCGCCGCCGTCGTGATAACAACTTACGGACCGGAACGCAGTTGGCTGCGCCAGATTAGGACCATAAACGTAAACGTGATTTCCGCTGTATGTTGATGCTGCACTAGCATTACCAATGCGGGTAGATGTTTGTCCCGTGCTACGGCTACCAGAAACAGTAGTTATTTCTGCGTCTATTTGCTGCCGAGCATAGTCGCCTCCCGAGGCATCGCTGCCACCAACGCGCAAACGACACAACAGCGAACCACCCGTGCCTTCCAAACTACCAATAACCAAAAGGTAATTGTCGTAAGTTGCAGAGAAAATGCCTTCCAGCGATATTGAGCCTGTTGTGGTTAGGCCGGTAAATGTTGTTTTGCCTGTACCTGATGCGGTTGCACCGCCACCTGTTGTCACCGACGACGGAGTAATCAGTTTCAACCCAGCAATCTCAGCCATGCCTACTCCTCATACCCGAAAACGTGAATGTTGCCGGTGATCGCATTAGCGGTCGGATAAATCGTTATACCGTCATACGAAGTAGAAAGTGAGTGAGTCGTAGCGCGGTCAAGAATCTCAGCACCGTTATCCGAATCAACATTTATATTTCTAACCGCTGTCGGCTGCGCCAACGCTGGACCGTACAGATGCACCGTATCGCCGCTCGTTGCAGTATCGTAATTACCCAAGTCACCCTCAGTCGCTCCCGTAGTGCGTGCACCTGTAGCACTTGAAGCATCTGCGCGTAACTGCTGTTTTGTATAGTCAGAGCCAGATGCGTCACTACCGGACGCACGCAAACGAAATCTCATTGTTCGCTCATCAACAGATGTATATGCACTAATCACGATCAGGTAGTTGTCGTGGTCGCTCGTGAACACACCATTCAGGTTCAACTCAGTCACCGCCGTGAAATCCACACCACCATCAGCGTTGATACTCGCACTCGTACCGCTGTGCGCGATAGAGGTGGGTGTCATGCTTACAAGACCATCACCAGCAGCCATTTATGATCTCACCCCATACACTTGTAGAGCGCCGGTAATGTTCCCATTCGTTGCCGATATATACAGGCCGTCATAAGACGTAGACAAAGAATGAGTGCCAGCCAATTCGTCAATCTGTGCACCGCCCGTTCCTCGCGCTCCAACTGCTCTAAATGCTGTTGGCTGCGCTAAGGCAGGACCATAAAGATGTAAATGAGTGCCGTTCATGTTTTGGGACCCAAAAAACTGAAAACTTGCGATTGTGCCGGATGCTCTACCAGCACCAACTACCGTACCAACAGCATATATTTCCTGCGTGGTGTAATTTGATCCTGTGGCTGGCGTTCCAGAGGCAACCATCCGTAATTGCATATTTATGTCAGTATTTCCAAGGCATCGGATTAGGATTAGGTAGTTGTCGAAGTCAGCCGAGAATACCCCGTCCAACGACAGCGACGTAACCGCTGTGAACGTCACCTGACCATTGGTGAGAGTCGCTGATGTACCAGCATGAGTGATCGTGTAGTCAGTCAGAAGCACCATGCCGGGAGCAGCGACCACACCACCCTGCGCCGCGAACGGACCCAGCGCGTGAAACAGAGTCACGCCAAATCACCCACGGCCAGCCACGTATCGCTGTCCAAGTAATACAACTGTGCCGCTGAGTATTGAGCGTTCAACGCTGAACCGCCGTTGATCGTCACACCCGACCCAGCCGTGATCGTCACCTGACCGGCATCCAACTGAGCGATACCCACCGCAGCGCCAGCCGTGAACGCCACCGTCGCCTCAGGCTCCACCGTCACCGTGATAGCCGACGCATTAGATAGCGTCACCAACTTGCCGGTATCCGTAGCCGCCAGCGTGTACGCGGTCCCCGTCTGCGCGTTCAACGTAGGACCGTTGATTGCATTATTCAGGTTAGCCGCCGTCAAAACCTCACCGGCAGTAAATTGCGCCATGATTCTCCCTTACCTAGAAACCGAGAATGTCGTCGTCAAGTTCACCGAACACCGGCGAATCAAGAATAAACGCGCCGATGGTCTGCGACAAGCCAACCTTCATCCGATGCGTACCCGGTGTGATGTCATGTTCGATTGAATCAACCGCTACATATCTGGAAATAGGTGAACCGATGCTGTTCGGAGTGAACACCACCTGAACCGCGTCACCAAGATCCAACGTCAACAACTCTGTTACCTGATCATCGGTCAACCCGATCAGATCAAATGCAACTTCCCTGATCCGCAACTGTGGTTGACCATACAGGTTCACCAGCCAATCCGCTAACGATTGCGCCTGCGCATCAGAATCCAGCAGGCTATCGCGTTGTTCATAACTGATGACACCGTAATCAGTTTGCGAATCAAGATCCGCTGCCGTCGCAGTACCAGCATTCACGCGAGCAACAGAAACCGCATTCCTCAACTGCTCCGTACCATACTCAACACCGATATTAGAAAACGGAATGCCTGTACCATCATCCGCGAACTTCGTGCTAGTAATCGTCTGCACATCCGTACGTGAACGGAACGTGAGAAAACCAGAACGATCCACATACAACGCGCCAGGTTCATCACGTTCCACACGCTGCAAATACTGCAACGCGTTCACAGGTGCAGGATTCGCAGTACCGCCAACAGAATCCGCAATAAGGGTTGCTTCACCGGTATCAATATCACGCAGCGCGGACGGCCAATTTATTTCCCCCCGGTCAAGGATCGCCGCGACACGTTCACCCGTCGTCTCAGCCGAAGTCGTATGCGGACTGATCGTCTGTTGCGACAAGATAGCGAAACCGTCCGCACCCTTAGCCTTCGTGACGCTATCCCCCGACAGTTGATATTCCAAATCCCAATCATCAACCTGACCGACGAACGCCGCTTCACCATCAAGCGCAACCGTGATTTCCTTACGCGGTTTCAAACTCACACCATACGGACTGACCGCCGTCCCAGCCGTCGGATCATACAAGCGTTGCCGGTTATCCAACACAACATCAATCGACCCTGCCTGAAAACGATCCAACTCGTTAGACCGACCACGACGGATCCGCACCGACCGAACATCAGCCGTAACATCCGTCAACACATCACCAGCAAGCGGATAACTAGCGTTCCCCAACTCACCCTTCACCGGGTCATTCAACGTCAAGAAATCACCCTGACCGGCAGCGTTCAAATCAAACGCAATCTTCACCGTCACCGCAGGGTTAGCCATCATGCACCCGCAAAGACAGGACCGGACCGCCGTTCATATTTACGGATGGCATCCACGATCTGCCGACCGACCTCCGCACCATCAGTACCCATACCGGCAGTAACATTGATCGTTATATTCGACCCGCCAAGGAACTGACCCGCATTACCGGACTTCCGCAACGGAACCACGGCTTCCGGACCGGCCTCACCGATAACCGCCAACGTAGCCTTCGAAACAATGCCACCATCAGCCAACTCCGGAATCGGTTGAATGTCATTCGTCCCCACCGACTGACCACCGAACGTACCCACAAACGGAACAGTCACCGTCGGGATCGTAAACGAAATCCCATTCCACGCATTGATGACACGGTTGATACCACCAATAACGAAGTTGATTGCACGTTTGATTGTGTCCGTGATCGTCGTGTAAATCTCAGCGAAAACCTCCGCGAAGAAATCACGTATCTCATTGAACGTGTTCACGAGCGCAGTACGGACACCCTCAACGAAAGTATCAATATTTGTTTTCGCCGTCGCAAGGAACTCAATGATTGCCGTACCGACCTCAACCAACTTAGCGATGAAGTTAGTCCAATACGAAATCAATTCAATAACTGTTGTGATGATCTTAGCGAGGAACGTGATCAACGTTTGCAGATACACGGAATAGAAAAGAACCAACGCAGGAATCACATAGTCAGCGAGGAATTGCATGATCTGCATGAACGCCTGCCGTAGCGTCTCTATCGCATCCCTGTTCTCATACAACGATTGCTTCACCTGATCAATCGCCTGAGACACGGCAGCGCGGATACTGTTCCACGCCTCCATCACCGTATTCCGTAGAGTCTCGCTATTGTTCCACAGGTACATGAACCCGGCAGCCAACGCCGCAACCGCAGCAACAACCAGAGCAATCTTCAACGTCAACGGATTGAACACGGCAATAATCGCGCCGACGCTGCTAATCAACTTGCCGACAATCAACAGCACCGGACCGATAGCCGCAGCAATCGCGGCCATTTTCAAAATCATATTCTGCGTGCTAGGTGACAACGATTCGAACTTAGCCGTCAACTGACCGACACCCGCAGTCAACTGCTCCATCAAGACAGTAGCGCGATCCAACAAACCGGAATCCGCAATGCTGATCATCAACCCTTCAAAGGCTGATTTCAGTTTCGTCAACTGACCTTGCAAGCCTTGAAGTTGCGTATCCGCAATAGATTGCGCCGTGCCGCCTGCGTTCTCTAACTCACTCGTCAAATCAGCGAGAGCATCAGCACCCTGATCAACAAGAGCAGCCATAGCAGGACCGGCACGCTTACCAAAGATGGTAATGAAATCAGATGTTGTCGCACCCGATTCGCCAAGTTGCCGAACAATATCTTCGAACGGTAGAAGTTGGCCGGTCGCATCTGTGACAGTCAGACCAAGGTCTTTCATCGCTGCGTATTGTTTACGCGTCGGATCCAGCAAAGCAGCGATAGCGTTACGCAAAGACGTACCCGCCATGCTTCCCTGAATACCCGCATTACCCATCAACCCGATAGCGGCAGCGGCTTCCTCAAACTGCACACCCGCAGACGCGGCAACCGGAGCCGCATACGTCATCGCCTCACCCAACTGAGACAAATCCGTGTTAGCAGATGTGAATGTCTTGGCCAGAATATCGACAACGTTAGTCATCTCATCGGCGGTCTTGCCGTAACCCGTCAAAACGTTAGACGCAATATCAGCGGCCTCAGCCAAATCCATCTGACCCGCAGCCGCCAACTGCAACACACCCGGCATGGATTCAAGAATATCTGTAGTCTTGAAACCGGCCATAGCAAGGAACGACATACCCTCAGCCGCCTGACCAGCGGTGAACGCAGTAGTCCGGCCAAGTTCCGCAGCCTGATCCCGCAACGCGTCAAAGTCATCCCCGGTCGCGCCGGACACGGCACGCACGCGATTCATGGACTTTTCAAATTCCGCAGCGGTCGCAACCGCAGCAGCACCAATACCAACAATAGGTAACGTCACAGACTTCGTGAGAGTCCCACCGGCCTTCGACACAGACGCGCCGACGTTCTGAATTTTCTTACCCATCGCCGCGAACTTGTCGCCAAATGTCTGAGTCTGCGCCTGCATCTTGGCAATCTCGCGTTGCGCCTTCGCAAGATCCTTGCCGTCCCAATCAGAGAGCAGGCTAACGAGAACCGCAGGGTTTCTAGCCACGGTATGCTCCCAACTTAGCCTGTGCTACACGCGTAGCCTTATCGACTAACTCAATGATCTTGTCTGCCTCAGAATCCCGGTTCCAATCCTGAGGAGAATCGTACGCACCCCACACCAGACGGGACGCGGATTTGCCGGAAACGTCACGGATCTTTTGAACGAATGATTGACCGTTGCCGTACGTTCGACCGGTACGCGGATTGCGACCCGGCCTAGGTGGTTGACCATCCGACTTGCGACCGGCAAGTTCCCAAATGACACCTGCCGCCGTAGTGTTCTGGACACCCATCACATTTGACACGACCGTGCCGCGTTTACGTCGCTTCGCCGTCGTGACCTTTATACCACCACGGATAGTGTTCGCGTCGTAACCACCGCGCCAACCTTTCCAACCGGACAAAGGTTGACCATCCTTGACTAACCCCTGCGATTCGTCACGCAACGTATTAGCCGACTTCCGCAAACCCTTCAACGTGTCCTTGTAAATGTCATTATCAAGTTCCTTCAACGCGTTCAACGTCGTACGAATACCCTTGACTTGAACCTTCACTTAGACCCCTTATTGGCTTTGCGTTCCTGAACACCCCGCCAACGCAAATAACGCTGCATTGTTGTGATCACCCGATCAGATTCCGCCATGACAGCAGACGGACTCAAACCAAACTCATACGCCAAATGCACTATTCGGAACGTTGCGGACTGCTCTCCAAAGGGACAAGTTCGTCCCCATCACCGAACTCAACATCAGGATCCGCGACAGTAAGCCAATCAGAGAAATCACCGATAGACGGATCCGACCGGCGCAGCGAATGCCACGCCAACCAGAACATATCCGTCAAACGAAACTCATCTTGGAACTTAGCAACAGACCGATTGAACTCCGCTTCGAACGCGACAAGATCAACCGCCGACACCGTAACATCAGCGGTTGACCCGTCGTCGTTCGTTATGCGTAGGTGCATCTTCATTGGCAGGAACTCCTATCTAAGGTAATGAAGGTCTAGGCTCCGGTACCGCGAGTGACCTCACCGGTAATCGGAAGTGAAACGCTCGTGGTAGCGAGATCGCCAACCGCACCATCCACGGGACTATATTCTGTAACCAAAACGTCAAACGAAAACTGCGGATTCGTGGCCGAAACAGCAGCAGTTCCACCTGGCACGACGGACACCGCGACGGTCCCGCCAAGGTTCGGGAAGAACAGCGAATCAATACCGGACGCACCAAAGTCTTGATGCATTTCGAAATCAACTGTTCCAGACTTCAATCCACCGATACGAGTGCGGTAGCCGCCAGCCGCGCCGAACGCGGTTGTCTCCACATCGTCAGCGGAAAGGTTGATCGTCACGCTTGCGCATGACGAAGTGATGGTCGAACCGGCGAAAACGATAACCGGGTCAGTCAGCACGTACTTAGCCATGATGCTCCTTACGCATACACAGTAACCGCAAACGTCACGGTTAGATAGGTGTTCTCATTGATGGTGGCAGCGCGGTAGTCCCGTGCTTCCGTTACTCGTAGATCCTGCACCAGATCTCCGAGAGTCTTATCTGATTCAAGAGCAGCCTTGACGCTGCTCGCTCCGGACGGATTGCAATAACCGTCAAGATTGGATTGCGCATTCCGGTCAGAAATCTTGGACACGATCACTTGCACCGTGAATGTGTAAGTATCTAACCCGCGACCGAACGCGGTATCAAAACTGATGTTCTCAGGGAAGATGATTGCGATAGGTGGCTTCGGTTCGTCCGGCACATACGCTGACGTACGCAGACCGCTGATCGTTCCTAGGTTCGTTGCGATACCCGTACGAATCTCACTCAGGGTAGCCATCAGGCGACACCATGAGTGACCTTGCGGAACGGCATAAGCATCGACTGAATATCGGGGTCAATGCGAGCCACACGCACCGCACCCATATCCCCGAACCCGGCCACGCCAAGCGCCGATGAATAACGCTGATACTGACGCAGGCTCGCCAGAATTGTTGCCTGTTTCACGGCAGCCGGGACCGCAGTAGCGAACCCGAACACACCCGTGATCTTCACGCCGGTTTCATTAGCCACCACATCAACCGGGAACAAGTAATCACCAACCGACCGCAGCCGCGTGATCGGGAAATCAAGACCAGCGTTCGTGCGGTTCAACGGCTCCAACTGATAATCAGCAGCGGTCCACGTTTCATCATAGATGCCGTCCAACCCTGCCGAAGTTTCCACGGTGATAGCAGTCCCAGCCAAATCATCAACATCCACGAAGTAAGCGTTCGTTGCCGCGAAGTAACGTGTCTCCGTGCCGTTCGTGTAGAACCTGCGTTCGCAGTAACCATCAATCATGCGGGACGACGATTCAATAGCGGTCTCTAACAACTCATCATCAACATTGTCCGTGATGCGAGCCGCAGCCTTCACCTGAGTCAAGGTGGCATAGCCGTTGGTGATCGCCATGTTCAGCCTTTCAAACTATTCAGCCATTCACGAATCTTTGTTCGTGTTGGTTCCTGTGGTGGGTGATTCTGAGCGCCGTGGGTACTGTAATCAAAATCAACGCGACCTGTTGTCGTAATGCGTGCGCCTTGCGCCGCGCAACCAACCCAAAATCCCCAATCCTCAAAGGGAAACAAATCTTCATTGAATGGGTGCGTTTCCCACAACGATTTGCGGAACAAACTCCCACACAACAACAGGTTATCCGTCACCCGCAACACTCGCTCCGGTGTCACATGAGATGGGACAGTTGCGGAGCCATTAGGCCAAGCCATCCCGAACCCAATAACGTCACTAGATTCCAGCGGCAGATCATCAAACGCGGTAGGTCGGTAACGATCATCCGCGCCAATCCACGCAACCCAATCAGTATCCAATGCCTGTACCGCACGATTCAAATACTTACTCAAAAGGAAAGGCTGTTGAACGCTGATGACGGTAACGTCATGCAAACGCGGGTCAAGGTTCGCAATAACATTTGCCGGATTGGTGCAAGCAATAATTACTTCATCCGGTTTGCGGTTCAACTCAACAACTGACGCTGACCAATCAGGAATGAAATGCGTGTAGGTATGGCAGGTTGTGACAACGCCGATTGTTTCCGTCATAGCCAACCCCAAAACTTTGGAACCTGCGCAGCCATTACTTCATCCAGCGGACCGGGATCCCGGCGACCCGCATTAGCGTTGGTGTGTATCTGGCAACCCGCATACTCCGCTTCAATCAACGTGCGAGGACACGAGTCGAACGCCTGAGGTAGAAACACGAACCATTCATGTTCAGCCATAGCATCAAGCACTTCAGAGCGATCCACACCGGATAACTCCGTCAGCGGTAGTCCCATACTACGGGACCATAGTCGTGCCGCGAGAAGTCCCTTTTGGGGATGATTTCGCGCACTCCATAAAGCGGCAGGTTTCTTGTCCCTAGGGGTGATGTCACAAGTGATATCACCATGACACCACTCACCGAACACACCAGACCACGAAGCCTCAACCTCAGCATGAGCCTTAGACATCGTGACAAACGGATCAGCCAACTGAAACAACCGTTGCCGCACAGGACTAGGTGCTTGCTGATGATGAACCCACACAATCGGTTTACGTTCAGCCAACGCCACCAATGCCGCATCAGACAAGAAATCCGTACCCGTAATAACAACCCGATCTGCGTCTAACGCCTGCTCCCACTTATCAGGAGTGATAACGTCAACAGAGACAGACGGGGGAGCATGACTTATCATAGTGGCATCAGTCATCTCCGCGCCACCGACACCACCCGGCAAAAGCCAATCAGCGTCAGCCTGCGGAATGTGATGCGTCACCCACGCAACCCTCACGGCAGCATCTCCAAATACGGCCGCCACAGATCCGCATACACCTTGTCCGCGTCATAATTATCGACAATGAACTTCCGTGCCTGCGGAGATTTCTCACCTTTGCGTTCGTACGCCTGCTCCAACGCGTGAACAATATCTTCCACGGCAGGAGTGTTGAACCATGCGTTCTGCGACGCATCCCACAGGGGTTGACCGCGCACCTTCCAACCATCACCGACAAGTTCCGGTTGTGCGGAAAAGTCATTCACTATCACAGGTGTCGTGCAGGCCTGAGCATCCGCAACCGTGATCCCGAACCCCTCGCCAAGAGTCGGAGCCAACAACACATCCATGCCGGTATAGATCGCCGCCAGAACCTCATCACTAATACCAATGCGGTTCTGATACTGATTCACGAACTTCACCCGCGACTCATCCAATCCAACAGCGTTGATCAACGGATCCAGCGGGATACCACCCATGCCACCGAAACGCTCCGTGTGCATATAAATCACCGCGTCGTCATGCCGTTCCGCAAAGATAGAAAAAGCAAGCAACTGTTCCCCGAACGCCTTACGGATCGGAGCAGTACCCTTATTCGCGTTGACGACACCAACCACGAATTGATCATCATCAACCTGCATTAGTTGACGACCCGTGCGCACATTCCCCACATCGTCAGACACCTGAGCCGTTGGTTTCATGATTGACGTTTCAATACCATGCGGAATGTAATAGTGATCAATTCCGGCTTTCGTCATCAGGCCGGATCCGTATTTACTCATGGCAACCGGATTTACATTCGGTTTTTTGATGAACGCGCCGACTTTCTCAGGGATCGGCATGTGGTCAACAGGAACCCACGACACCACCGGCAGTTCATCCCAACGCGGATGATTGAAAACCCACACATCGTAAAGAGTGAAAACGTAGTGCCGGTGATCAGGATGCTGCTTCGACCAATCAATGAAATACGGGTGAACCATATCGTTCGAATACGGATCGTACCCGCGAGGGAAATGCTCAATGCCTTCCCACGCACTCATCGTTGCTTCAAGACCATAGTTCGCTGCGACCGCGACGGGATGACCGTCTTTGATCATGCGGGATACCACTTGCTTTGTTTGCGTTCCGTATCCCGTTGGCGACCATGCTGCATTGCTCACCCATAGGCCTGCGATGGGTGCAACGCCGTTGCGGTTTCTACGCCGCTTCTCTGCGCGGTTCATTAGTTTCCTCCGTTGGCAGGTTTTGGCAGGAGGGAGGGTAGCCGGTCCTGCCTCCGACTACCCTCCCGGTCACGCTAGAGGTTACTAGGACGCGTTGCCGATGAAATACTTCACCGCATCGCTCTGACCAAGGTCACCCCAAATACGCATGGTCACGCGGAACCCGACCTCATCAGATGCGAAGTAGGCATCATCCGATCGAGCAACCTCAATGCCGCCAACCTGACGAACATGGTAGGAACCATGCCATCCGAAGAGAGCCGACTTAGCACCGGTCGCAATGGCCGGAACATCGGGGTTCTCAACAATCGGGTAACCAGCGAACGTGTCGGGAGTGCCGACAGTTGCCGCAGGCATGTAGAGGTACTGACCAGCGTTGTCCTTCAACTTGCGCAACGCACCCATGGATGCACGGCGCATCATGTAAGCGCCACCAAGCCGAACGTACGCACCATCAACAGCGTGCGCAAGGTCGATCAGATTGTCAGCGGTGAAAGCGCCGGACACGCCGGTTCCACCGGTAACGCCGGAACCAGCCGCCGTCACTACACCGTTGGCTTCGTTTGTTCCCGTGCCAACAGTCAGGAGGTTGTTCACCTTCACACCAACCGAAGTGCCGAGGGTGCGTCCAAGGTAGGACACAACATCAATACCCGAATCGGTGAGCAACTCGCGACTGACCTTGGTCAGCACGGCAACCTTCTGGCTCTTCAGGGTGATGCTGCTGAACGTCGGATCAAGCGGAGTGATCGACGTAGCCTCATCAATAGCGGTAGCAGCCGGACGAGTGGACTCAACCGGAACCTTGATGTCCTCACCGGAAGCGGTGTTCAGCAGAGTGACAATGCCACCGTCAAGCATCGGACCGACGGTAACCAACTTCTCCTGAATGACATCGTAGAACGACTGCGGCACGATAGCCGAATCGTCAGAGGTGTTCAGGTCACGACGCTCGAAAGTGTACGAACGAATGTCACCCGCCACCAGAGCGCGGACCATATCAAAATCCGATTCGGTGCGAACCTTCGCAGCCTCACGAACCTCAGGTGCATCAACCAGCGATGCCTCAATATCCTTGGCGCGAGCCTCTGCCGCTTGCAGATCCTCAATGCGCTGCGTACGTGCATCAATGTCAGCGTTGATGCGGTCATACTGCTCTTGTTCCTCAGCGGTAAGGTCACGCGCCTCAGCCGCCGCAGAATCAAGGAGCGTCTTGGCTGCGTGCCACGCCTGCTGGCGAGCCTCAACCTGTCGCTTCAAATACTCCATGATTGGAATACCTCTCTTGAATAGATGTTTTATTTATCTTGCAAACCCGCAGCGGCTCCGCGTGCGGCATCGTCCTACGGCTCCGTAGTGACGAAAATCTAGAAAGCCTTAGAAAGCAAATCCATTTGCTTTTGCAGAACGGACAACGGAACAGTTGGTTCCGGTTCCGAATCCTTACCGGTCATGCGATCAACGACCGTGCGCAGAATGTTCGCTTGGTCGTCGTCAAGTTCACCCGCCTGCAACGCGTTCATAGCGTCAGCGAGAACATCCGCATCCATTTCAGTACGGTGCGCAATGACCTTCAAGTTACGGACACTAGCAGTAGTCGTCGGATATGCAGGCACACCGGAGACAACAGACACTTCATGCAACCGCACTTCGTTCAGGGTGCGTTCGTTGCCGTCCTGCGACCATTCATCAGCGACCGTAGAAAAGCCGAACGACATACCGGTAATGTCACCCCGGCGAATGTGATACGCGGTAGAGCGTCCAAGTTCGGTATCCGGCAGATCAATCTCCACATACCCACCGTCCGCACGATCCTCAATGCGGAGAGTCTTAGCGCGAGTGGAACCAAGTAGCAGTTCATCGTTGTGGTTGTAGTACGCACGAATGTCGTTGCGTGACTTCAACGTGCGAGTGAAAGCACCCGGAGCGATGCGCTCCGTAAACGGCAACGGCAACGAAGGCTCATTGTATCGCCAAGCGTAACCCCCGAACGACATCCCATTAGACGACTCATCAACCGCACGCAACTCCGTATCAAGGGTGCGGATCTCTGTGTGCTGCATCTCTGTCCTTTCGTCACGGATGCGTTCAACTTCACGTTCCAACCAACGCCGCGCCGGACCGGGGTCCAACGGGTCAATACCCCACAAGTAATGAGCAACCGCACCCGCACCCGGCCACTCCGGATGTTCCGGGTCACGGTTCTGCGGAGCATCCAAATCCGGTTCATGGCGAGCAGCCCACGCGTTAGCGCGAACCACCTTGTCATCACTCATTTCACCGCGAGCCATAGCGCGAGCCTCACGAAGTGTTCCCTCCGTCAAACCGTCACCGCCGTAACCCTCACGGTTCAACT